TTTAAAGATGCTTGTAAAATTGAAGAAAGAGGATACAAGTATCAAGAGCATAACTTGCCTATCCAGGTGGGTAAGTTAGCATTCTTTCATGGTGCATTTGCTACAACGTATCATGCAAAGAAACATTTAGAGACATATGGTGAGAATGTTATGTATGGTCATACCCATGATATACAAAGACATACTCAAACTAAACTTGGTGGTAATATTGCTGCTTGGTCTTTAGGTTGTTTAAAGAATATGTCTCATGAAGATAATAGATGGTTAAAGGGTAGACTACACAATTGGGGACATGCTTTTGCAATTGTTGATTGGTTTACTAATGGAGAATTTAAAGTAGAAGTAGTAGAGATTATAGATGGTAAAACAACACTATGGGGAGAAGTAATTGATGGAAACCACTAAAACAATTGGTGGAACAATGCAAGGTACTTCTATTAATTCTACTAGAAGAAAGTATAATTTAACAAAAAAGAAGAAGACTAAAAAGGTAACATTACGTGGCAAAGGGAATATTAAACATATCAAACTATAGTGGTGGTATCAATAACAAAACTAATAGTCGTGATTTACAGGACAATCAGTTTGAAGCATTAGATACACTCTCCATAGAGACACCTGGTAAGTTAAAGATTATGGGTGCTGCTACAGATTATTCTGCTAGTAATCCTGCTGATTTAGATGCTGAGGTTAATTATGGAAATGGTTTATTTCATTTTAATGCAGACTACGATATTGATGACACAACTGCATTCGTACAAAATAATGAAATGTTATTTATTAATACAGATACACCAAATGTTAAAGTATTTGAATTAAATAGCGATAAACTTACATATTCATCAAGAACAGATATTACTTATGGAGATACATTTTCTCCAGTTGTATATAGTGCTGTTGATGGAGTAGTAAGAATTACACCTACTAGTTTTCAGGAAACTAATAAGCCAATTAAATTACAACATATAAATGAACAATATTATATGGGTAATGATAGTTTAAGTACATCATTTCAAGATACTACTTATAATACTTCTTCTGTTATTAGTCCTACTTCTACATCAGTTCAAACAGATAGTAGTGATGAAACATCTGATTTTTCAATAGATGATATTGTAAAATTTGAATATAGCTTTACAATTGGTTCTGAAACTTATACTATTTCAAGTAATCCTGTAACGATAACTGGTGTAACAAATACTGAAATACAATTTGATGCTTTTGGTCAAACAATTCCACAAGGTGCAAATATTTATAAACAATTAGCAAACTCTAATCATTTATTTTCTGTAAAAGGTTGGAAAAAATTAAATACTGAATTACCAGAAGTAACAGAATCAGAAGTTAAAGTATGGAATTTTAGTAATAGATATACAAGTAGTGAATTTATACAAGATAGTGGAGCAACTACTACACAGAATATTCCAAATGACACTACTGTTTCATTTACTGTTTCAGATGGAACTAAGTTTAAAATAGGTGATTTAATTAAAATTACAAGCGAGTATATGCATGTTACAAATATATTAAGCAATACTTTAACAGCAACTAGAAATGCTTGGGGGTTAGTAGAAACTCCTGCTAGTATATCTAGTGGAGCATCAATTTCTTATGTTTATTATACTACATGGGGAGAAATGCATAGTATTCCTATTACTCAAGTTGGTTCTAATCCATTTTATACAGGTACTTCATCTACTGGTAAAGGTAATTTAAATGTTGCTTTTTGGACTGGAGATAGACCTTATTCTAATAGTGATTCATTACCTGATGATAATAGTGGTACATTTTTTAGTACAACAGATAGTATAGTTTATATTTATAGTGAAATAGTTTATTTGGATAATCAAGTCAGTCCTTTAAAATTAGAAACAACATTACAAGGTGAAAAAGTTAATCAATGTTTACATGCAAGTTTATGGGGAAGAATCCCTGATATAGACAATATAAAAAGTGTAAAGTTTTATTATAGCGAAGTAAAAGCTAATTATGTATTAGAAGATACTACGCAAACTCAAGCAGCAGAAGATTATAATAAGAATAGAATAAAGTATTTATTATTTGAAGTAGATTTTAGAAAAGGAATACGTTATGCTGCTGGAAAAGATTATTATAAATTTGATAGCATTGTTCATCAAACAGCATCAAAATCTTTAGTTTCTTATCCCCAAACAAGTCAATCATATTTGTATGGGTTAGCTACTGTTAATGATGATAGAATATTGTTAGGTAATATAGAATTAAAAGATAAACCTGAAAATGTAGCTGCAGAAGTATATATTGATAATGGTAAATATATTATGGGAGCTTTTGGTACAGGATATAAAGCTAGTACTGTAGCAAATAGAAGATTATACATTGGTAATGTAAAATATTCTGACCCTGTAACTGGAGACTTAAAAACTGCTAATGATACTATATTTAAATCTAATGTTAATGCTTTTGATACATTTACTTATGAAAGCAGAATAGATGTAGAAATTAATGACGGTGATGATATTATAGCACTAGAATCATTGTCAGGTAAATTATTAGAGTTTAAACGTAATCATTTATACATTATTAATATATCAAGAGACATAGAGTTTTTAGAAGCAACATTGGAATATAAAGGTTGTTTAAAAGATTATCACGTTGTACGTGGTGAAGGATTTATTGCTTGGTTTAATGAATATGGGTTTTATTTGTATGATGGTAGACAATTAACTGATTTACTATTAGATACTGCTGGTCAACAACGACTTGTTTGGTCTAATTATTACAATGTAAATAACGTTATAGGTTATGACCCTATTGAAAAAACTATTTTAATATTGAATAAAAATCAAAAAGTAATTGCATTTGATTTAAAAGCTAGAGCATTATACTACAGAAGTAAAGGAAATAGCACTAATGATATGACTAATATTGTTACTGCTAATGATGGAACTTTAGTGTGGTTTGACAAATATGATAGCACAAATGTTGAATTACGTAAGTTTTCTATTGCTCCTAGTAAGCTAGATAGCCAAAATATTGACGAGATTGCCCTTAAAACGAAGGAATTTACTTTTGGCAAGCCAAGTGTCGATAAAAAAATAATAAGCGTGTATTTGAGCTATAAAAATGGAGATGGTGTTTATTTATATGGATTTAGAGATGATGGGGAAGAAGAACTTTTAGCTACATTAGATGGTAGTTCTGAGACTGAATTTAAAACTCTACATATTCCACTTAGAAAAGCTAAGACTGAATTTGTCAATAGAAAAGCTTTTGATAAAGTGAAAGGGTTTGGACTGCGTTTTTCTGGGTCTAATGTAGCTCTTAATTTTGAAGTAAATGATATTCAAATAATATTTAGAGAAAAGAGTGTGAAGTAATGAAAGATATTGTATTTGATATGATTGAAGAAGTTAAACAGCAGATGGAGACACCTGCTAAAGTTTTTACAGAAAAACCACAGACTGGTGAAGGTAAAAGTGGTAGTAAAAGAATTGTAAAGGAAGGTAATCAAGTTTACTTGTATTATAAGGTTGATAATGAATGGTATAAAACAGAATTGGAGAAAGCGTAATGGCTAGGATTGGAGACGTTGAAGTTTATCGTAGTGGAATAGGAAGTTTATTAGAAGCAGCAAGACAAGAAGAAGCTGCATTTAATGACCCTTTTGTTCAGGCAATGAAATTTGGTACACAAGTTTCTGAATCATTGCAAACAGCAATGGTGCTTGAACCTAAAAGAGAAGCATTTATGGAAGGATTAAGAGGTAAACAAGAACCATTTCAAAGTGATGAATTATACGGTAGAATTACAAGCAAAGCTATTGGAGATGTTGGTGGGGATGCTATTCAAAATATTGCTAAAGAAAGATTGGGAGATGCATATAGTGCTGATATGAAATATAAAATGGATGCTCAAGGCAATATTGTTCCTGATTTTGATTTAAATATGAACATATCAGGCATAGGTACACAGAGTATGGAAGAAAGATTTAAATTAAAAACTCCTGATACTAGAAATATGACTGAAATTAAAAAACAAGCAGATGCAAATTATAATCGTTTAGCTAAATTTGAATATATACCAGGTGCTAGTCAAGACTTAACTTATGGTGACTATACATTAATAAATCCAGCATCAATTAAAAATAATACAGATTTAATTATAAAGAAAGTATATGACCCTGAGGGAGCATTTAAAAAAAAATTTGAAAGCGTAGCAAAAGAAACTGGTACAGGTCCAGCTTATCTTAGAGGAGGAGCAGCTTATCTTTATGAATGGCTATCAACTCCATATTATATAAAAGCAGGTTTTAATACTAGAGAAGAATATGATGCAGCAAGAGCTAGAGGAGAAATATAAATGGAAACATTTTATAATAAATTAAGAACATTGTTAGAACAAAGAGAATCTAACGAATCAAAAGTATACAAAGATTCTACAGGTAATTTAACTGCTGGTATAGGACATAAACTTACAGCAGGTGAATTAGTTAAATACAAAGAAGGTGATGTTATTCCAGATAATGTTATTGAAGAATGGTATAAAAAAGATACTGAAACATCTGTTAATGCTGCTATGAAACAAGCAAAAGAATTGGGTATTGACAATGAAGATTTTTTAGTAAATTTAACTTCTGTTAATTTTCAATTAGGACAAAATTGGAATAAAAAATTTCCTAGTGCATATCAAGCATTGAAAGATAAAAGATATGACGATGCTATTAAAGAAATCAATACTACTTCAAAAGGTGAACCATCATTATGGAAAACACAATCACCAACAAGAGTAAATGATTTTCAACAAGCAATTGAAGGATTGAAGCAACCAACTATAAGTGAAGAAGAAATGCAAAAAATGCAAATAAATCAAGTGTTATCAGATGATTTAGCTATGAAATTTAATTTGGATGCAGCAATGTATTACGGTTTTGGTATGAGAAAAAAATCAAATAAAGGAGATAAATAATGGCTGATTGGAAAGCAGTAGGCGAATTTGCAAAAGCTAATCCTTATGTAACAGCTGCAGCAGTTATTATAGGTGGATTTAGTTATTTTAGTGCTAGAAAAGCAGAAGAAAGAAGAAGAAAAAGATTGAAATCTGAAATGGAAGCAAGTATTGGAAGAATCCAAGAAGATATTCCAGAATTAATGTCTGAATATGAAAGACAAGCAGATTTATATAGGGCACAAGGAAATGTTGCTGGTGCTCAAATCTATGAAAATGCAATGTTTCAATTGCAAAGTGGTGGACAAACTGGTTTAGCATATGGTAGAGAAAATGTACAACGTGAACAAATGGCTGGGTTATTAGGTCAGCGTTTACAAGGAATTAATCTTTCTTCACAAAGAAGTATTTATCAAACACAAAATCAGTTAGCAAGTGAATTAAATAGACAACAAATAAATATTGACCAAATTAGAGCTAATTATGCAAAACAAGGCATACCTTCTACTGAAGTTAATATTGGTGATGTGAATACATTAAAATACGTATAGGAGAAAAAAATGGCAGATTTATTTGAATCAAGAGTAAAAGCTTTTAGGGAACTAAGACAAAGTTTACAGCAGTTAGGAGAACCTACAGGTTTGGATGCTTATAGAGAACGTTTAGAAATACAAAGAGAAGTTAATAAAGAAGCTTTATTAGATGCTGAATCTATGATGGCTAAATTAAGAATGCAATCTATGATTGCTGATGAAGCTTATGCACAACAAGAAAAAGCAGCTGCTAGAGCTTTAGCAGAAACAGAAGCAGAGTCTGCATTAGCTATTGCTGGTTTAGAAAAATATGATAAAAAACGAGGTATTTTTAATCAAAGAGAATTTCAACCTGGAGAAGAGTTTAGATTCTTTCGTGTATTTAAAAAGTTTGAACCTAAGTCTTTATTAGATGTAGCTACACCACGTATACAAACAATTGCAATGGAGTTAAGAAATGTTCAAAAACAAGAAAAAGCTGGCATTGCTGGTTCTGGACAACGTAGACAAGCTTTAATGCAAGAAGTTATTGAACTGCAAAGTGATTTGAGTAATTCTTTTGTTCAAGAAAAAATGAGTAAAAAAGCTGACGAAGGTGAAAAAAGTTTATATAATCAGTATCTGGCTATTTTATCAGATGCTTACTCTTATTTAAATAAATAATGAATAGTACCTATCAATATTATAAAACCTTACTTGATAAGGGAGTTCTTGACGAACGTAAATTTGTACAAATGTCTACAGGTTTATATAACAGAAGTCCTGAAAATTTTTCTAGTGATGAATTAGATGAACTAGAAAAGTCTGCTAAAGGTATTGGTATGCAATTTCAACGTAATCTTGAAGATGATGAAAACAAAATTATCAGTGCAGTTAATCAGTTAGTTAGTGGTGTAGTAGAAGGATTTACTACTTTTGGATATGCAGATGACCCTAAGACTGAAACAGAAGCTTTATTAAATAAAATGGGGCATTTGATTGGATTTGCTCCCGATATTATTGCTGGTGTTTTATCGTTTGGTACTGCTCCATTAGCTAAACGTGGTGCTTTAAAAGGAATTAATTTAGTTAGAAAACAAGCAGCTGATGCTGTGCAAGAAAATTTAGGTAAATTTGGTGCAAAATATATACCACAATTAACTAAAGAAGTTACTGAAAAAGTAGCTGGTAAAGAGATTAAACAATTACAATTACGTTCTGTTCCAATGCGTGTAGCTGATTGGTTTGTAGATAATGCAGCATCAGCTATTGGTAGTACAGAAATTCTTAAAAATAACTTTTTATTATCTAAAATGACTCCTGGTATGCTTGATATGGTTAAGCAATCTGCTCACTTATCAGCAGCAATGGCTATTTCATCACGTAAAGCAGCAGTATCTGGTGATTGGGAAGCAGTTCGTCAATCTGTAGTACATGGAGCATATGCTGGTGCTGTGTTTGGTGGTATTAGTAATTATCTTAAAATAGGAGAAATGTTTGCTGCTAAAGAAGTAGGAATGAGTTTAAGGGCACATAATATTCTTAAAGGTCGTGCTTTAGAAATGTATAAAACAATGAAAGGTCAAGGATTAAGTCCTGGTGGAGTAGATATTGTTAATATGGTTACAAGAGGTATTGCTGGTTCTGCTTTTACTGGTGCTCCTTTAACTGTACAAGGTGCTCCAGCACCTGACCAAATTTATGAATATTTATTAGGATTCTTTTTTGGTGCATCTGGTAGACCTAAAGCTGAATTAGATGTACATAAAGCATTTAGAGAAGATAGTCATAAAATATATAAAAGTGTTATTATTGATAAAACAACTGGACAAAAAGAAAATGTTCCTGTTGGATTTGCAGAAGATTTAACAGCTTGGAAAACATTTACTCCACAACAAAAAGAATATGCAAAACAAAGAGAAGCTGAAATATATGAAAATCATAAAAATACTATTTTTGAACCACCTGCAGAAGGTCAAGAAAGAAATGATTTTATACAAGCTTTTCTTGAAGTATCTAATAAATCATATCAAGAATTAACTCCAAAACAAAGAACTGAAATTCAAGAAAAAAGAAACTTCAATAAATTTTTATCTGAACAAACAAAAAAAGTACAAGAAAAATTACAAGTTGATTTTGAAAAAGAATTAGCTAATGAAATGGCTGCTAGAGAAACAATGCCTGATATAGATAAATCTATGTTAGAAGTTGGAGATACTATTGAAGTGTTTACTAATTTTGGTGGAGTAGAACCAGTAGAAGTTCATAAAGTATTTAAAAATGGAAATGTTCGTATAAAAAATGAATCAGGACAAATTTTTACCTTAGATAAAAGTACGTATATAACTGAAAATTTATATGACCCTACACGCAAAATAACTAAAGAACAATCTAAAAAATTTGCTGGTAAAGAAATTGGTAGTTTACGTAAAGAAGATTTACAAGAATTAAAAAAAGAATTAGATGCTAAACAAAAAGATATTTTACAACAAGTAAAAGATAAAACAATTGAACAAGAAAAAGCTATTGATTTATTAACTAGTCAAAATAAAATAAGTACAATGGCTAGAGAACAATCTATTCGTATAAATGATATTCCATCTGACACTTTAACTGCAGCAAGAGAAGTAGCAAAAGACCCTAAAAAACTATCTACTGAATATGATAAAGAAATTGATATAGATAATGATACTTATTTAGGCGACAATGACCCTGTTTACACTATTGTTGATGCATTAAATCAGCAGTATGGAGAAGGTTATCAAACATTAGATATAGCTATGCAAATAAAAAAAGCTGCTACTAAAGCTAATGATAGGGATACTTTTAAACAATATGTAAAAACATTTTATGATAAAATGCCATTTAGTAATGAACAATTAAATGAAATTTATTTTAATAGTTCTGGAAATTTTGTACAAGGTGGTAAAAAATTTAAAGCAATACGAGTAGCAAAAGACATAGTAACAAAAAAATTTACTGCAAAAAATGGAGAAACAGTTGAAATAGAAGTAGAAGTTCCAACTATAAAATATGAAACTGAAATAGGAAAAGCACCTAAAGAAAGTTTAGAAGGTGAAAATTTAGAAGTTGTTCATGAAGGTTCATTTCATAATAGACTTAATAAAGATAGTAACTTTGAAACTTATTTAAATGTAAAAGAACATAAAGGTGATTTTAGTAGAGCATCTAAATTACAAACCAAACCAACTTATCTTGAAAATATATCAAATTTATTACATGAAGAAGGAAGATTTCTTTATTATGTTAATTCTGGTAATAATATTGGAGTTACTAGACCTTTAGTAGAACTGTCTTTTGGAGAACAATTATTAAATAAATTTATGACAGAAACTAGTCAATTGTTTAATAAATATGAATACCAAAAAAATACATCTAGTTTTACAGATAATTTTGGAGTATTAGAAAAAGACATATCACGTCTTACAGGAAAAGGTGAAAATGTTCTTATGGATTTAGTTAATAAAGGAGTATATAAAGATTATTATGAAGCATTAAAAGATATGCCGAGATATGAAGAAGTTATATATGAAAGTCCTTTTTATAAAGACCCAGCAAAATACTATAGAGAAAAAATATCTAGAGCAACATACTTGTTACAAGATGCTGGTATGATATCTAAAGATTTAAGCAAAGTTACTTTAGAACAATGGATAAAAGCTTTTAGAAGACATCAAGGATATTTTGTAAAAAATAAAGATGGATACCCAATACAAAAAGGTGCTGAGCCATTATATAAAAACTATATTGATTTTGTAAAATATAGTAAAACATTTCATGGTGGACGTACTGTAGATAGAGAATTAGTTGATAATTATTTACAAGGTAGAAAATTAAGAGTTGCAGTAATTGAAGATTTTGTTAATTCTGCTGGTGAAATGACTACAGATGGTGCTATGCATTGGGTTGGTAAATGGAGAGATGCTTTACAAGAAGCTAGAGGTAAAAACAAAAATGAAAACTATATTAAATCTGTAATACAAAAAGAAGCTGATTTTGAAAATGACAGAGGTTTGATTATTTTTAAACAAGCTGAAAGACATGCAAGCCCAGAATTAGCTAAATGGGCTATGGATAACGGTTATGATGGTGTAGTATATGCTTCTTCATTAAAAACTAATTCTAGGCACCAAATAGGGCGTTTAAAGTATAATGAAAAAACTAATAGTTATATTGAAGAAGTTAAACCTGAAGTTATTGAATTAGAACCAGAACATATTCGCATAATTACTTCTGAAATAGAAGTTCCTAATAGAGATGTAACACAAATGCATTATGGTGCAGCTGATGCAAGAAGTCCTTTTGTAAGTCCAGAATTTAAAGCAGCACATAAACAAATGGTTATTGATTCTATTTCTGGTAGCAAAACTTATATGAAAAAATATAATGATGCTATAAAAGACTTTGGATATAATTTTGATACAATTGATGGTAAAAAGATTAGAATTTCTGATTTAGATTTGTATGAAGTTGTTAATGTATTAAATACAAACATAGATAGTAAACTTGGTAGAAGTATTTTGAAATCTATTTATGGTGAAAAAGATGGTATGATGCTAGATGGAACACCTTCTGAAATGGCAAAAGCTGAAATGAAAGAATTAAACAGCATTAATGAAATATTACAGATGGCTGATTATGATGCATTAATTTTAATGATTCATGGTAATAAAAAATACATTGAACAAAGTATTACAAAGTATGTAAGAAATCGTTTAACTAATTTAAAAGCTCCATCAGGATTTTCATATCCTAGATTACAAAGTCAAGATGCTTCTTTATGGAGAAAATTACGTAATCAAGGATTAGATGAAAGTAATTTTATGTTAAATGATGGACATAAAACAGATAAAATAAAAATATTTGGACAATTACGTAAAGTTTTTAAAACAAAAGAAGTAGAGCTTGGTAAATTATGGGAAACTTATAATACTACAAAAGATAAAGAAACTAAATCTTTATTAAAAGATGTAATGGAAAACTTTTTAATGAATCGTAGTCCTGTTGGTAATCAAAGTGGTATTTTAAATTTAACATTTAATGGGTTTACTAATCAACCTGGTAAAGGAGTACACGTTGTTCCAAAAAATATGGAGCGTTTAGGTGGTGCAGATACAGATGGCGATGCTGTTGGTGTTTATCATGGATTAGCAAAAGATTTTGTAAAAGAATTTAAACCTAAAGATTTTGTTGAAAAAGATAAAACAGATGTTAATTTGTTTCCTGAGTGGGGATATCAAAGAAATTTAGAACCATATTTTGTATCTGATATAACTAAACCAAATAATATATTTAGACAAGCTGATAATGTTTATACTGCAAATAGCAATATTGGTAAAAGTACTAATTTTAATAAGGATGTAAGAGATTTATTTACTTTAATAGAATCAAGTCCAGATAAAAAATTTCCTATTAATAATGCTGAAAATATTTTTATAAGAATTGTACAAAATCAAGACCCTGATTTAAAAGCTCCTTTGCCTGGTAAGAAAAAAATTACTTTAAAATCATTAAAAGAACATTTTGAATACTTTGATAATTATGAATCTGATATATCTTTAAATCTTGATTTAGACGGTGCAAAAAATACTCGTAATCCTGATGTTGGTGATAAATTTAATAGTATACTAGAAAGACATTTTGAATTAGTTGATAATAATAATAGAGTTATATCTTGGCCTAGAAAAGGAGCTAAACTAAATATAGATTGGTTTAGTTTTATAGGTAAAGAAACATTGACTAGAGCAGAAGCTGAAGTAAGAAATGAATATAATAAATTAAACCCAAAAGAAAAAATACGGTTTATAAATGAAAAAAATGATTTTAGAGAAAAAATTTATTCTAAAAATCAATTTGGAGAATATTATTTTCTTGGTAAAACAATGAGAATTACTCCTAATACAAAAAATTTAACAAATACTCTTTTAAAAGAGTTATTCTTTTTACCTGAAGAAAAATATTATAAAATGTATACAGGTGGAGAATCTCGTCCAGAATTATATAAAAAATATGCAGATAATATTAATAACAAACTAAATAAACTTAAAAATCAATCTAAAAGACTTTTTGGTGAAATTATTGATATTAACGAAACCAACAAAGAAATTACTCTTAATTTTACCCCAAATGAAACAAGTCTAGAATTAATGGATATACAATCTTTTAAATTACAAGATTTGTTTAATTCAAAAAAAATTAGTATGACTACTATTTATGGTACATTAAATGATAAATTAGTATCTAGAAGAAAATTTCAAAAAGCTTTAGAAAAAGGAATGAATAGTGATGATGTTAAAGGATTAAGACCTAATGAAATTGGTCAAATGGCTAATAAATTTTATGAAGATTTTATATCAGATAAGAGTACTGGTGACTTATACAATAATCATTTAGCTGAAACTGCAAAAATTATATCAGAACCTTTTGAAACTTCTGGATATTTTAATGATACTCTTACTATTGATATACAAGTTGTTCCACAATCACAATATACTAATCTTATTGCTAATTTAGGAAAAGCACATACCAAATTACGCAAAACACATTTTTACAACCATTTAAAGAATCGAGGTTTGCTATCTAAAGACTTGCTGTTAAATGAAATGTATTTTGATAAAATAGCAGGTGGAGATAAGAAAGCTGCTGATATGTCTATTAAAGAATTAAAAACTTTATGGGATAAAATATTAGCTACTAATACACATTTTAGAAACGAAAAGAATGGTAAAAAACTTTTTCAACAAGTAAATCAAGAAGAGCATATTTTACAACAAATGTTAAATGTTGCTGCTTTAAATAATTTAGCTTTAAGATATAATGATTTAAGACAGTCTTTATATCAATCTGGTGTTGAAGTTAAAATGATTGATAATAAAATAGCAGAAATGCTAGATGTAGCTTATGATATAAAATTAAATAATTTTTTACATAAAAAAGGGTTAATAGAATCATTTGATGTTGATGCTAAAATTAAAGAGTATAGAAATACAAAATTAAATAATATTGGTAGTGTTGAGTTAAATGCAGAACAACGTGGTATTTTAAGTAATATATTTAGTAAAACATTGCTATCTAATATATTACCAGAACCATCTAGCAGAATAAGAGAGTCACAGTATTTTGACCATTTAAAATCTGAATTAGAAGAAAGATTTAAATTAGACCCTGATTATTTAGATAAACAAATTGAAGAATTAAATAAAATTCAATCTAGATTATCTCCTGAAATGATACAATCAGAAAGAATTAATTCATTACAACGATTTGGAAGAAATGCATTAGAAAGAGTACAAAGTGAAATTAATTCAGGTGCAGATGAAGCTTCTTTATATAAAAGTTTAAATACTTTAAACATGTACGCTACTCAACAAGGTATGTTTGATACAGGATTAATTAGAAAAGAATCTATTCCTTTAAGCCATAAAAAAGAATTTATGACTGAAATTAGAA